GAAATTCGCGGGTATCTAAGCCTAGCAGTAAGCGTGAAATAATTTGGTCAGCCATCTTTTGCTATCTTAAATAGTTTCTCAATTCCGGAGCTTCGTTTTTCATCGTCAAATGTAAAGAGGTCAGTGGGTTTTAACCCGCCCTTCTTTGCATTCCCGCTAAAATTAGCCACTATTGTGGCTAGGTACCTGGTGCGGCGCCAGGCATCTTTTTGCCCTTCATTAAAAGCCGTTAACGTCGCTTCAATCTCCACGCCCGTTAAGCTGAGCGCGTCGGCTTTGTTTAGCCCTATTCTCCCGATTAGGAGGCCCAGTAAAGTTACTGGACCTCCTTCGGGGAAAAAGGGGCGTTTAAAAGCGCCGGGAGGGCCTCTACGGAGTTAGCGCTNANTTCNNTNATAAACTGGTCAAGCGTTGGCTTTTCTTCAGTGTTCCAATAGCGCTGACAATAAACCAGCACTATGGTGTCCCTTAATCCTAAACCATCACCAACCTCGGCCATACGCTTGCCAGTTAGTTCCTCAAATAGTAACGCTGCCCCCAACGCGAATTTTTGCCCCTTTTCCATTACTATGCGTTTGTAGTTTTAGTGAAGGCACTAGCGCCTTGCAATTGAAAGGTAAAGGTACCGTTATCTTTGTCCGGCTGTGAGCTGGAGAAAGAAGTAAATACCGCCTGTCCGTTTAAGCTACTTTCGCCAACCGTTGGAGTTACTGAACCAGCGGCGCAAGGTGTCAGTTTAACCGTAACCAAGGTGCCTACCAAGTCGTATAATTCGTCAGGGTTCCACTTTGTAGCGTCGTCGTCGCCAAAGATTGCAGTACCTGAAGCGGTCCATGACTTTGCACTAGAAACGAAGGTGCGCCAAATGGCGGCGTCTTTGCTAGTGGTTTCGCGGGTGTCGCTGGTAATGTCAAAGGAGCACTCTGTTTCATTGGCTAAGCCTTTGAAAGTGGTGCCGTCGGTGCTCAAAAGCAACCGGAACTCAGTACCGGAATTTGTTGCCATTAGTAGGTAGTTTTAATTGTGAAGGTGAAGTCAGCTATCAATAGGACGTTTTCAGCGTCTTGATTGTAAAGGGTTTGGGCGTTTGTCATCCAGGCTGAAAGGTACGCAGCATTTCCGTTGGCCGCAAGGTACGTGCGTATGGTTTGTAGTGTGGTTTGCGCGTTGTCAGCGCTTGCCTGGTAAATGTACAGTTCAGCGTTTACGTTCTGCATACGGTAGCCGTCTTTGGTTTCGGTTACCTCTATGCTGTCCATTTGCAGCACTATGTGGTCTGCTGTGGTGCCCTGGGGGGAAGCCATAGCGTAAATCGGAAGCGCCTGGGCAGCCGTTAAAGCGTCGCGTATAACTTTGAGGTAGTTCATTGTAGTGCGCGTCTAAGCTGTTGCTGCCACTTGCTTTTACCTACGCGGTCTATGCGGGCACGTGTTGAAGCGCCCAGCGCCTCCCAGGCTTTGCCCATAAAATCTTTAGCAGCGTAGCCCTTATTGGTTCCAGTTGCCCGGCGGCCGTACAGTTGCATAAAAGGGTAGCTCTGAGCGTCGCCCTTAGCCTTTCTCACGCGCGTAGGGCCTATCCAAACGCCTATTTCGTCGCGCCACGCCTTTACCCTTGCGCGGGTAATTTTAATGGCCTTAAATAGCTCGTTTGTGCCTGGCTTATTCACGTCCTCGTAAGCAGCAGCACGCGCTGAATTTCGCAGCGGTGTGGCTTCCTGGCGCAAAGCACCGTACAGTTCCTGAAGGCGTAGCTTTTCCGGTGCGTTCTGGAGCTTTTTGCGGAGCTCATCAAGGCCAATAATTCCCTTTTGTTTAGGCATTGTCCTTGAGTTTACACTTGATAAGGGTATAGCGCTTGCGGCCTTCCGGCAGCGCGCTTATCACTTCGTAGCGCTGGCTAGCAAAATCTAGCTCCCAGCTGCCGAGCACGTCGGTGCGGTAGCGCACGCGCCAAGTTACTACGGCGCTGCTTTGCATTTGATCGCTTACAAAAGCTTCGGTACCTGCTCCCTCGTTTATAACTAGCATAGCATAGCAAGTGCCAGCGCTAGCAAAGCTGCGCAGCACCTGCCCGCTGTTATTTGTAGTAACGGTGGGGCTGTAAAGAGTTATGCGGCGGTCTAGGGTCAAAGCGTGTTTTTGTAGCGAAATAGTACGCGGTCAAAAAAGCGCGGAGTAGGTTGCGGCAAGTCATCGCCGTAGTCAAACCCGTATTTAACGCGCTGGTAAATTGCATGCATTACGTCTTTTGGGCTGCTAGTGTTCCAGCCAGCCGCGTAAACTACCTCCAACTTATCGCCCTCCACTGAAGGGGTGAGGTAACCATTTAAAAGCGTGTATTCGGTGTCGGCTACGCCGTCCACTTTCACGTAAGTAACCGCACCAATGGGCCAAAAGGGTAGAGTCATTGACTCTACCCAATTGGTAACCACGGTAACAGTTGCGACTCCCACCACCACCTGGGCGTAGCTTAAAGCTTCGTCACAGGCTGCACTGTATAGGAAAGTGAGCAAACTGTCGTCTGCGCTTCCGTCTACTCTGCAAAAAGCCTTTACCTCAGTGAGGTTAATGGCTGCGGGTGTAAAGTCAATTGTAGTCATTAGATTGTAACGTCGTCAGCAATTACGAAGCTCTTACGATTCAAAATAGCGATGTCCATAAAGCGCTCCACGTAGATACGTACAGTTGAACTCAACATTTCGGTGTAAGGGTCAATCAACAAAGTAGCACCGCCCCAAAATCCGATTTGTACGTCCTCAAAGTTGCCAAACAAAATACCGTAGGTTGCAGGGCTGCCAGCGGTTACTTTGGACAAAGTGGTAGAGTAGATATTGTAACCGTTTGCAGTTTGCACGGGGTCCAACATTCCCTCCACAAGGAAGCGGCCGCTACCGGCGTCTACTTTGGTTTTCTTCAATTTGGCCACTACGTTAGGATGCGTAACGTATCCAAGGCGTCCGCCCAGTGCGTCGTTTGCAGCCAACAAAGCCTCCATATCTACCAAGTCATCGTAAGTCAAAGCGCCGAGCGCCAAGTCCTGAGGCGTACCATTCAAAGCGGTGTAAATACCAGTAGGCTGGTTAGATGCTCCAGTACCGGTCAAAATTGCCTTTTCTAAGCCTTTGTTAAAGCTTTGGTTCAGTTGGTTAATCATGCGCGCCTGGATGCCCTGGCTGTATTCCTGAGCCAACAATTGGTTAGATACAGCGGCAGCAATTACGGAACGCTTTGGCGTCATAGTAATAGTGCTGAACGTCAAGTCCTGAGCGGAAGCGGCGCCGGTTTCTGTGTTCCAGTTGAGCGTGTAGTCAGAATCTTGAACGGGAAATTGTACGTTTCCAGTCAAACCTTCAGCTACGGAGCACAAGGAAAGCATTGGGGTATTGGGGTACAAAAAGTCCACGTACTTACCTGGGTCCGTGTAAACCAAATCACCGCCCAAGTTGCCACCAGTTCCACCGGTTACAGTGTTGGTACGCAGTTCGCGGTTTAAAAACTCAGGCATATGGATTGCTGGCTGGCCTTCGCCGCGGTGCTCTACGCCCAGCTTATTGCGCTCGGCAATACCTTCCTGGTTCATTTCCGCCTCAATACCGGTCAATTTGCCGTTGCGAGCTTCGCGGATGGCCTTTACGATATTGAAAGAGCGGATGTCTTTCTTTTGCGAAGCAGAGAAACCTCCAGCAAAAGCTGAGGCGTCCACTCCAGCTGCCGAATTTTCGGCAGGGTCTTGGATGTTTTCCATTTTATTAGGGGTTAAATTGATTTCGTTTTCTATCACCTGTGCCGCGCGGGCGCTCTCCAGGCTTCGCATCGCCACGGCAGTGGATGGGTTCGCACCGCGCGGGGTCAGGCTTATGTCATAAATTTCGGCAACCTTCGTAATTACACGAGTTGGCTTTTCTCCCTTTACATTCTCCCAGCGTTCCTCGGCAACGGTAAACGCCCAGCTTGCCTGGTCCAAATCGCCGCGCTCCACTAAGGTGCGGGCTTCTTTTCCGGTGGAGGTTTCGGGTGCGGTAAACTCAAAGTATAGGCCCTGGTCATCCGCGCGCAGCTCTAGAGTGCCCTTGCCCTTATTGCGGCGTGCCAGGACGTAGTCGTAGTTATGGTTCAGCAAAGCATGGATGTCGTAGGCGTCTACCTCGGCAAACGCACTGCGCTCTATGCGCTCATTAAAAGCGCCCATGTCGTAGGCTTCGTAGTTGGCCGCATAGCCAAAAATAAGCCCTTCCTGAGCCCCACCGTTAAGAGGTAGGGTCCGTATCTCCTTCTTCTCTGTTGATTGTTCCATTTTGTATATCGCCAGTAACGCTCATGTGAGCGGGTTTATTAAATTCGTCGCCCCCTTCAATAGGCGCCATGCCCTCGCTTTTGCGGATTTCGTTGGCGCTAATTGCTCCGATATTCCAGTAACTTACGTTTCGCTGAACCTGGGCCATCATGTCGCCTCGCATAAGGCTTTTAAGGTCTAGCTCAAACTCCAGCACGCCAGTTACCAGTTTATTTGTAAACTCCATTTCAATCTGCTCACAAAGCGGACGGATGCAGTCGCTTACAAACTGTGCGTTTTGCGCTTCAATGGATGCGTTTTGGCTGGAGCCCTGCATGTGGCCCACCTTATGAGGCGGCACCTTAAAAATGCGGCAAATTTCCTCAACGCTGAAATTCATGCTTTCAATGTACTGCGCTTCCTGCATGGAAATACTTACCGGTTTGTACTCCGCTCCAGCGGTCAGTACGGCGGTCTTGCCGCTGTTCGCTCCGGAGTAGCGCTGGTCAAACTGGCGGCCAAGGTCTTTTAAACGCTCTACGTCCCGGATGCTGCCATCCAGTTGCAGGATGCCTTTAGGCATTGCACCGTTTCCGTAGAAACCGCCCAGGTGCTTATTAGCGGCCATAGCCGTACCAATAGTTTCCTTTGCGTAAATAATAGGACTGAGGCCGTTAATGCCGTCAATGGTCCACGCCTTTAAGTGAATTATTTGCGACGGCTCCAGGCGCATGGTAACGCCGCCAGGAAGGTATAAGCTGTAAATAAGGCGGCCGCTAGTGGTGTCAATAGTTACCAAATCGGTGTCTATCATTTCCAGCGCCGTAATACGGCCACGGTTGCGCACGGGTAGCACGTAAGCGTTGCCGCGTAGCAATACGCTATTGATAAGCGCCTGCCGCCAATAGTAGCTATTGTATGCCTCGGAAGGCTTGCGGCTTACGAGCTGGTCCAGTTGGCCCTCCACTCGGACCTTTCCCTGCTCCGTTTCCGCAAAAAGGTGGAAAGGAAGCGAAGCGATTGTATCGGAAATAAGGGAAACGCACGCGTAAACAGTGGGTACTGTCGGTGCGTTATTGCTGTTGACCGTTTCGCCGGCGTTGGTTTGGCCCCCACCTATTAGCTGAAAGAGCCAGGGCTTCGGGTTAATAATGCCCGAAATACTTCGGGTTACTCGTTGTAGGAAGCTAGCCATTTAGCAAAGGTTACAAATTACTTTTTCTTAATCCAAATTATACAAAAACAATATCTTCGGTTTGGTAAATTGAGGTATTTGCCTGGGCGTTGTGCACGTAACCGGCAAGCGCTGTAATGAGCGCAGCCGTGCCGTCTATCTTATCCGGGGCTTTGCTTTTGTTGAAAGTCCAGTTATCATTCTTATCAATTTGCAGGTTAGTATTGCTCACGTGCCAGGCGGTAACGGGGTTGCCATCGTGCCCTATGCGTTTCTGCTGTACTAGCCGGTAGAGTAGCTTCATAGGTTCGTTTATCATAAGCACGCCCTGCCGAACCTCAAAGCAGAATTTAGCACCGTACCGCTGCCGTACCTGGTCTATGGTTTCAGCTGCGTTCCACGGGTCAAAAAAGATAGCCTCTACCGGGTACTCCTCGCATATTTCAAAAATCTTTTTTACTCGGTCCGGTGTTGTGTTCACCTCCCCAGGTACAACCTCAACGTGCCCGTGTTTTAGCCAGTTGCGCACCAGGTTAGGGTATTTGTTTTTTCGTTTGTCCATTGCGTGCGCGGTAATTTGGTAAAACTGCTTTGTATAAAAGCGCTCCGCTCCGTCCCAAAATAAAAGCACGTAAGCGGTCCAGTCATTCACGGCCGCAAGGTCAACGCCCATATAACACCTCCAGGTAGCTAGCCCGGCCGGTTCCTTTTGTATGCAGCGGTTCCAGCTGCCTAGCTCAATATAAGGCTTTGCACTGCCCGCCCATTGGTTCAGGTGCAGCTTGCGTAGGGACAAAAGCGTAGGTTCGTCAAACTTAGCGGTGCGGCTCAGTTCCTGTAAATACTCCAGGCTTACGGTTACGCCCAGGCTGGGGTTAGCCTTTGCCCAAACCTCAGGGCTGTGCGGGTCCTCGGTGTCTTCAGCTCCGTAAATAATGGGCAAAAAGCTAGGGTCGTCTACGTCGCCATTTAAAACCTTTACCGCATACTCGTGCCACTTATGCGCAAAGCTAAAGGCACCGCCCGCCGTGGTGATTGCTATCATTTGGCTGGGGCGTGCCGCCATTGAGGTGCGTAGTGCCTCCCAAAGCTCCGGCCCCTTATGTTCGTTCCAGGCGTGTATTTCGTCGCAAAGGATTAGGGACGGGTTAGCACCGTGGTTGCTGAGGCCGTCCGAGGTAATGGTCTTTAGGAATCCGGGCTTATTGAGTAGGTGTATTTCCTTGCGGTAGGGTATAAGCGCCTGCTTCAGTACCGGGTTCATTAGGATGGTGTTGCGCACGTAGCCGAACAGTATACCGGCCTGTTCCCTGGTGGCTGCCGCAATAATTACCTGGGGGTTGGTGTTGTCTTTCCAGCCCTTTAGTAGGTGGGCTATGGCCAGCATAGCAATAAACGCGCTCTTTCCATTCTTTCGTGGAATTTCCAGCCACACCATCCGCTTGCCTTCGCTCCGTCGTATAAGGTCGCGCTGCCATTCCATTANCTTAACCGGTGTACCGGCGGCGGCGTCCTCAGTTAGTACACAGTACCGCT